TGGTTGGCAAGTAGGGTTTTGTTTGCCGTTGTTGTCGCTGCGGTGTTCGCTGTGGTCGTGTACGCTATCCATGAGGCTCTGGACAGGGCTGCTGATGGGTTGACTTTGGGAAGGTGATGTTGTGGCTGAGTCGTTTGATGAGTGGTTGGCTGAGGGGATAAAGAAAAGTTGGTGTAGTCCTCCTGTGTGTGCGACGCATGACGGGTTGCCGTCTACGGCTGAGGAGGACGAGTTGTGGTTGGAGGAGGATCCTTGCCAGTTTGTGATCCGCCCGTACGCTTCGGTGGCGGAGCGGGGCCTGGTTGAGGCGAATCATCCTCCGTCGGTGTGGCGCAACGAGTGGCAGCCTCGTTTGAGATTGGTTGAGTAGTTGTCGCGGTTGCAGGAGTTGCGGCAGGAGGCCGAATGGCGTCGTTGCCGTGATGATGAGAAATATTTTTTGGAGAAGTATTGGTGTATTGCGCACCCTGCGCGTGGCCGTGTGTTGTTCAAGTTGCGTGATGCTCAGGATGAGGCGTTGCGTCAGTGGGCGGCGAATCGTTACAGTTTGACGTTGAAGGCTCGTCAGATTGGTTGGACGACGTTGGTGGCTGCGCACCAGTTTTGGTTGGCGTTTTTTCGTGATGATCAAAACATTATTGATCTCAGCCGCACTGAGCGTGAGGCTGTGTTGTTGTTGAGGAAAACGAAGTACGGGTTCAAGCATTTGCCGAAGTGGATGGTGGCGAGGGGGCCTGATTCGTTGGTGGAGCATCAGCAACGCATGTCGTTTGAGAATGGTTCGATGATTACGTCGATGCCGTCTGCGTCTGATCCTGCCCGTGGCGAGTCTGCGACGCTGATTGTTGTGGACGAGTGGGCGTTTCTACCGAATCCCGAGGAGGCGTGGGCTTCGATTGAGCCTGTTGCCGATGTGGGTGGCCGCATCATTGGTCTCAGCACGGCGAATGGCAGCGGAAACTTTTTTCACCAGTTGTGGACTGGTGCGGAAACTGGTGCCAATAGGTTTGAACCTATGTTTTTTCCGTGGTCTGCTACGGAGGATCGTGGCGATGCCTGGTATGAGGAAAAGTGTCAGTCGATGTTGCCTTGGCAGTTGGCTCAGGAGTATCCGACGACTGCGGAGGAGGCGTTTGTTCGTTCTGGGAACCCTGTGTTTGATTTGGATGAGTTGGATGTGTTGTTGCGGGGTTGTGTCAGTGGCGATGAGGGGTGGCTGCATGCTTTGCAGCCACGGGTGTTGGAGTTTCGGCAGTGAGTTTCGTTGTGTGGGAGAGGCCGCAACCCCAGGAAGCGTACGTGTTGGGGGTTGATACTGCTCAGGGGTTGGGGCATGGCGATTATTCGTGCATCCAGGTGTTGTCTGTGTCGTCTGGGGTGCAGGCGGCGGTGTGGCATGGGCATATTCCGCCTGACGAGTTGGCTCAGGAGGTGTTCAATGTCGGGTTGTGGTATCGGGATGCGTTGTGTTGTGTCGAGTCGAACAATCATGGTTTGACGACGTTGACTGTGTTGCGTCAACTGGGGTATCCTCGCCTTTTTCGTAAACGGTCGTTGAACAAGGTGTCGGATAGGGTCACGCAGGAGTATGGGTGGAAGACGACTCGTACGTCTAAGCCGTTGATGATTGACGATTTGGCTACTGCGTTGAAGAACGACGAGTTGGTGTTGCGCGATAAGCACACGGTTGCCGAGTTGCGTACGTTTGTGCGCAATGAGCGGGGGTCGATGTCTGGGTCGCCGTTTGATGATCGTGTCATGGCTTTGGCTTTGGCGAATCAGATGCGCAAGTATGCGCATGCACCCGAGTTTGCTGTCGAGGTGGACGACTATTGGACTGTCGACTGGTTTCGCCGCCAGGCGGACTCTCACGGCGAAAATCCGTTTCAAATCGGGGCTAATGCTGTCCGTGGGACGGCAAGTGGGACACCTCGTCCTTCCTGATGAGGACTTATCGGTTCTTTCCCATTATCAACCACGGAGATATTTTCTGATGGCAACCAAGTTTGTGTCGCATACCAGTGGCACTCAGACCGTTGACGGTTCCAAGGGTCGCAACAACAAGTTGGATCGTGGCGGCAGTGTCGCTGCGAACCGTGTGACCGAAACGGGGTCGCAGAAGCCGACCGTGCGCATCGGTGGCGATACCACGGGTTCTGACGGCGGTGGCGACAAGGGTGCCGCTGTGAAGGTTCGATCCACCCCCGAGAACCAGCATGGTCTCAGCGGCAAGGTCGAGCCTGCTCACAAGCAGCCGTAGCGGTGGCGGTTTTGCCGCCCGATGCGTCGTTCAATGAGTTCGCAAGATACGTTGAGGCCCATCAGGGGCCGAAGACGCGTCTGGAACTCAACGAACTTTGGGCGTGGCGCAAGAAACTGGCTGGAGTCAAGTTTGACATGGGCCGCGGGCATCGCAGCACTTTGCCTGCCGACGAGCAAGACCTCACGATGAACGAACGCGAAGCAAAAGTGGTTGCTGAAGCGAAGGCTCAGGGCCGCAACATTGAACCTGTCGGGTCAAGGTGGGTTTAGGTGGCTCGTAAGACGCGTTCGGAACGGTTCGATGCGTATAAGCGTCGCCTGGAGTTGGCCCGCAAGTGGCGTGACGACGAGGGCTACGACGAGACCTGGCGCAGGCTCGGTGATTTGTACCGTGGGAAGCATTGGCCGTCCACAACAGTTACGCAGTCGGATCTGATCGCTGTCAATCTGGCGTTTTCGACGATCAATGTGATTTCGCCGTCTGTTGCGGTGAACCATCCAAAGATTGTGGTGTCGGCTACGACCCCACAGGGTGCGGAGCGTGCGGCCACCAATGAGGCCGTCATCAACTATTTGTGGCGGCATCACGACTATCAGAAGCCGTTTCGGCGTGCCGTCAAAGATTTTTTGATCTTTGGCCACGGCTGGTTGAAGGTCGGTTGGCGGTTCGTTGAGCAGGAACGCTCCCTGGGGGACCTCGACCTGGAAGCCCTGTACGCTGAACAGGTCGCTGTCGCTGACGCTGCCGCCGTGCAGATGCCCGAGTTCGCTGGGGAACTACCCACAGATGAAGAGATTTCAGCGAATCTGCCTACAACAACCATGACGATTGTGGAGGATCAGGCGTTTGTCGAACGGGTTTCCCCGTTCGACGTATTCGTTGACCCTGAAGCAACCTGCATGGATGATGTCACCTGGATTGCGCAACGCATTGTGCGGTCCCTGGAGGATGTCCAGTCGGACAAGCGGTACAAGCCGTCGGTGCGGAAACGCCTAAGTGCCGATGCGGGTGTGAAGGGAGCCCGCGAAGACGGTTTGGGCGGAACAGAGCAGTACGTTGACGACGACCGTGTAACCCTGTACGAGTACTACGACATCGAGTCAAATACCGTCAGTGTGTGCGCCGAGAACGGCGACGAGTTCCTTCTTGATCCGACCCCCATGCCGTACGCGTACGGTCAGCCGTTCGTGATGCTAAGGAACTACGACATTCCTGACAGGTTTTACCCGTTGGGTGATTTGGAGTCGATTGAATCGCTGCAACTGGAGTTGGATAAGACCCGTTCGCAGTTGATGAATGACCGTAAACGCTACGCCCGCAAGTACCTGTACCACGAACGCAGTTTCGGTCCCGAGGGCCGCGAGGCCCTGGAATCTGACGACGATGGCCGTTTGGTGCCCGTGGTCGATGAGAACAAGCCGCTGTCTGAGGTTGTCATGCCGATGCCTCAGACGGCGCTAAGCCCCGAGATTTACGCTTACAGCAACATTATTGAACAAGACATCAACACGGTCAGCGGTGTAAACGAGTACGCCCGTGGGCAGATGCCTGAGATTCGCCGTACGGCCACTGAGGCTTCGATTATTGCCGATGCCGCCAATGCGCGGGCTGCCGACAAGTTGGCGATTGTGGAGTTGGCTATTGGGCAGATCGCCAGGCGTGTCTTGCAGTTGATGCAGCAGTACATGACTGGTGAGCAGGTTGCCCGTATCGCTGGTCCCGACGGTAACGACGAGTTTGTGGCTTATGCCCGTGAAGACATTGTGGGCGAGTTTGATTTTACTGTTGAGGGTGGTTCCACTCAGCCGATCAATGACACGATTCGCAAGCAGCAGGCCATCAGTTTGTTGAATGCTGTTGCGCCTCTGGTGGGAACGGTGATTGATCCTGCACAGTTGGCTTTGCATGTGTTGCGCGACGGGTTCGACATCAAAAATCCCGAAAAGTTTATGATGCAGCAGCAGCCGATGGCCCCCGAGGGGCCTGAGGGTGCTCCTCCTGGCGGCGGAATGCCGCCCAACGGGGCGATGCCGCCGCTGCCTGCCCAGGGCGGAGCATTTGCTCCTACGGGTGGTGTTCCTCCTGAGTTGTTGACTCAGTTGGAGGGACAAATGGGGATGGAACTTCCCGCTTTGTAACAAAGTGGGACACTGCAACTTTCTATCAGGAACAACCAAATAGGATTCCTAGGAGGCTAAGTGCCAGAATCAGAACCAACGGACCCCACCGACGAGGTGGACATTCCAGAGGCTTCAACAGAAGAACCCACAGAAACCGTCGAATCGGAAACATACACCATCAAGGTGGATGGTGAAGATCAGTCGGTCACGCTGGAGGAACTTCAAAGCGGATACCAACGTCAGGCGGATTACACCCGTAAGACGCAGGAGTTGGCATCTGAACGTCAACGGTTGCAGCAAGCCGAAGCCATCGCCAACGCGTTGGAGTCGGATCCTGCTGGGACAATCACAGCGTTGTCTACTGCGTTTGGTGTGTCGGACACCCAGCCGTCGCCCGAGTCGGATGATTCGTGGGACGAGATGGACCCGACGGAGCAGAGGATAGCGAAGATCGAATCCCAGTTGGAGGCCCAGGCTGCGGCCGCTAGGCAGCAGGCCATTGACAAGGAAGTTGTCGGATTGAAGTCCAAGTACGGCGAGTTTGACGAGCGTGCGCTGTTTCAGCATGCGTTGTCTAACGGGATTCCGAACTTGGACGCCGCGTACGCTCACATGAAGTTCCGCGAGGTGTCCGCTTCTGCGGCGCAGGCGCAGGCTGACCGTGAGGTAACCGAGGCGAAACGGGACGCTGTGTCAGTCGAGGGCGGAAAGACCGTTCAGGCTGGTGCCGTTGTGTCGAACAACGCTGGGAAGCAGGCAGGTTCAATCCGTGAGGCTTTCGCTTTGGCTAAGAAGCAGTTGAGTTCAACCTGATCTCACATACCTCTAACAGAAGGAAACCATCATGGCTGGCAACAGCAACTTTGATGAGATTCTCTCTACCACGCTGAATAACTATGTCCCCAAGTTGGTGGACAACATTTTCTCAGCGCGTCCCCTGTTTTATGCCCTGACTAACGGGCAGACGATCAGGCGGATCAGTGGTGGAGCGAAGATCGTCGTTCCAATCATCTACGGCACGAACAGCACCGCTGGTTCGTACGCCACCACGGACACTATTTCCACGACTGCTCAGACAGGCATTTCGGCCGCTGAGTACGACTGGAAGCAGTACGCCGTGACCGTGACCATCAATGGTCTTGAGGAAGCCAAGAACAACGGCGAGGCTCAGATCATCGACCTGCTGGAAGGCAAGATCTTCCAGGCTCAGGAAACAGTCATTGAAAACATGAACACCATGTTCTTCGCTGACGGCACGGGCAACTCCAACAAGGACTGGGAAGGCATCGCAGCAATCGTGGATTCCACGGGCACTGTCGGTGGCATCGACCAGTCTGGCTCTGGCAACGGCTTCTGGGCTTCAACCGAAACCGCTTCGGGTGGTGCGATCACCACCGCGAAGATGGCGACACTGTACAACAGTGTTTCGGTTGGCAACGATCAGCCGTCGATCATCATCACCACACAGGATGTCTACGAGGACTATGAGGCCCTTCTGACAGACCAGATTCGTTACACCGACACTGATGTCGCTGACGCTGGTTTCCAGAACCTCATGTTCAAGGGCGCACCTGTCACGTTCGACGGTGCATGCACCTCGCAGGTGATGTACATGCTGAACACCAAGTACCTCCAGTTGGTAGGTCACTCGGATACGTGGTTCAAGCCGACACCGTTCGTGCGGCCCACCAATCAGGACGCTGTGTACTCACAGATCCTGTCATACGGCAACCTGACCTGTTCCAACAGGGCGCGTCAGGGCAAGTTGACAGGCGTCACCTGATCCACATAATCGGCGGGGGCGGCGTGTTCTCCCTTCCCCCATCGGCCAACCGCCGTCCCCGCCCCTCATGTTTCCCAGGAGACCGACATGGCACGCGATTTCGCTATCAGTTACGGAACAAGGACTCGTCCTGCTGGTCAACCAGCGGGCAACATGCGCGAGGTTCGTTCTGAACGTCACGCAATAAGCCGTGAACGCAACCTGGCTCGCATAAACCCTACTCCCACTCACGATCCGAAACCTTCGGGGCCTGTGTGTAGGGAAACTACGGTGGCGGGTGAGCCTTGTAAGGCTCGACCTGCCGAAGGAACCGATATTTGCATGTTTCATGCACGGTTGGGTGAATAGTGGATATTTCCACGATGCGCTCGTACATCAGGAGCGTTGTTGACATTGATTCGTCTGACATCACAGACGACACCCTCAACCGTTTCCTGGGTGAGGGCTACGACGTAATCGTCTACAGCGAGAAACGGTGGCCGTTTTATGAAACGTCCACAACGTTCTCTACGGTTGCGTCCACGAAGGATTACAGCCTGGCGACTGTGGGAGCGTCGGTCACGAATGGTTTGCGGGAGATTGCTGCTTTGCGAACCGATGACCATGTGTTGACGTTTATTGGCCGCGACGACTCTGACAGCGTGTACCCGTTGGATGTGTCCACGACGGGGGAACCGTGGTACTGGTCGTATTGGGCCGACACTGTACGCCTCCATCCGATACCTGATGCGGTATACACGGTGAATGTTCGGGGCTACAAGAACCCTGCGGCGTTCGGCGCGGGGTCGGTGGATGCGACCGAACCT